GAAGCATTGAGCCTATACGGGAAAAGGCCCGATCTATCTGATCCAGGCCGGCAATATCGTTCAGCACCCGGCCTACTTCTGGTGGAGACATGGACAGCAGGAACAGCGGATCGTGCTGATTGGAGAAGTTCATCTCCCCAAGGTTGAGGAGCTGCTGAATGGCCTCGGGTGGGCTCTGGCCGAATGAGTAGAAGTACTGGGGATCTCTGACTCCATCAGACAGCTGATAGCAGTTCTCTTTGTCAGACTTCTTTCTGCAGAGATGAGTGTCTCCGATGTGCGCATCGACCCAAGTGGTGTCACTCCCCCACCGTCTGAATGACTCCCCCAGGGGTCGGTTGAACACCAGCCACCTGAGTGCCCTCACCACACTGGACTTGCCCCGCCTACTCTTGCCGACTATTACATTCACCCCTGGGGACAGGTCGAGTTCTAGGTCTTTGTGGCGCTGGAAGTTCTTGATGGACAGTTTCTTGATCATCGTACCTCCAAAGTGCCTTGTTTATGATCTGGAAAAGGAGCTCGGCGTCTATTATGGCCACTGGCTTGCCTCGGTTCTTGTTTAGGATGACTAGCCAGTGGCTGTTCTTGTACATATTGGCTTGGCATTGCTTGATGGCTGATGGCACTGACCAGTTCTCTGTGTTCTTACACTCGATGGTGAATGGGAATAGCTTTTGAGCTTGGGAGTCCAGCCGGACATCAGGCCCTGTCTCGCCCATTTGCCTACTCTCGATTGAGCAATCCTTGCCGCACTCAAGCCCGGTGATCTCGGAAATCCTTTTGGCACACCAGCGCTGAAGCCTTTTGGCCTTCTCCTTGCGAGCACCATGAGTTAATCCCACCAGTGTTTCCCCCATTGATCCCGCCATTGATACTCTTTGTCTGCGACTTCGCAAATATCATCGTCTTCACATTTCTCGGCTAACCATTTCAGATACCCACTAGGTATTTCTTCTATGGTCTTGCCTGCGAACTTTCCCCATGGCATTTTAAAACTGTCGTCGCTACCTTTGTGCACTTTATTCCTCCCAGTATCTCAAATCTGGCGGCAAGATTATGCCATCGTCCTCAATCATCTTCCACACTGCTGTGATGACACCAAAGTTGTTCTTGCCAGGCTCATCATTCCAGTGTCTTAGGACCCAGAAGTACTGGTGAGCACTCAAGTCGCATATGTGCTTGCCAAAGTCCCTGCCCGGACAAGGCCAGGTGACCAGGTCTGGGCGGGCATACTTGGCTCTGTTTTTTACGGCTTTGATATACTGGGGTGTGGCTGGTCCTTCTCTTCTGCTCTGGCTACTCATATCTTTGACTCCTGCTGATTCTTAGGCTGTCCTCGATGTCGTCCCATGCCTTCTGCAACGTGCTGTAAAGCAAGCTCCTGTCTGCTGGTCCGCCACTTTCTATGGCTGAGATAAGGGTCTCGTGATGGAACTTTTGATCACCATACATGTCCTTGGCTATAATCCACCCGCCTGACTTCTCCCAGAAACCCTCCGCCAGTAGGAAGTCGATGCTGCTCTTGATGTCGTCTATGCCAATGCTGTCGTACACCCAGAAGTCTATGGTGCGCTTTTTGCCGGTGATTCTGTTCTTGGTGGACTTGGAGCGGATCTTGCGGCCTATGATGCGTTTGCGGACCTTGTCGCTGTCGGCAACACTCAGAAAGTGATCATAGCTGGAGGCAAACAGCAGCGCCTTGCCGCCCGACCGGGTTTTCTCGGGGAAGAAGCTGCCGATCTTGTCATGCGCATGACTGATGACTATGAGTAGGCTGTCGGTGCCGCTGATCTTGCCCTTGAGCTCGCGGAGCATTTTGTAGATGTACTTCTGCTTAGACATAGCGAATGTGCCTGTGGTGTCCTTGCCTTTCTTCCACGCTGCCCGCTGCTCCTCGGTCTTGTCGAGCTCGTCCCTGCTAGGCAGAAAGTCCAGCGAATCCACCACATACACGAAGGGCTTCTTGCTGTCTATGCGATCAAGCAGTTGGTAGTGCAACTGTTCAATGGTCTCTGGGGGCAGCAAGTCCTCGTCGTCGTTCCTGGTGGTGAGCAGCACTAGTCTTGATGCTAGCCTTTTGCCGAACATGGCACTGATGTCAAAAGTGATGGCCTCCTCTATGTCTGCATATATTAGATCGTGCTGTTCAAAGTCTGGGCTCTTAGCGGCTTCTGCCATCGCGGTCATAGCTAGGACGGTCTTGCCTGTGTCGCTGTCGCCTATCGGGTTGACTATCCGGCCGCAAGGCCATCCGCCATCCACACGGTCCGTTATAGCCAAGTTGAGCAGCGCACAGCCTGTCGGCAGGAAGAGCCTAGGCATCTGGTTGTCTGTACTGGATGGAATATTTACTGATGCTCTGTCGAGCACTTGCTCGTCCAATGGCTTTCGGGTCCTTTCTCTCATAGAAATCCTTCCCTGGTTAGCTCTTTGCGGATCCATTTGTCAAACTCTGCCCTATCAATCACATAAACACCTCTGACAAATGGCCGTACACCGATCTTGGCTCTGGTTAGCCTCTTTATAAGGGTTGGGTACGAGTAGGGAAAGCCAAGCCTTATTGCCTCCTTGTATGCTTCGCTGGCATTGATATATTTTGTCAGTGCCATATCGGATGGTCCCTTCTTTCTGGACACAGTGGGATATAAACTGCCCCACTGTGTCCAGAGTTGCGATGTTAAACTACAGCCCTTGCACAAGCATTGTAGGTATCCTCAGGACACTCCCCGCACTCGTCAAAGTCATTCAGATGCTCGCCCAGTGTATGCCCTAGTGGACACTCCAGCTTGCCTCCCGCTGCAGGCTTGCTGTCAAAAGGGATGTCCTTGTCAATTGTCTCCCTGACTTTGGCGCGCACTTCGTCCTCGGTCATCCTGAGCAGGAACCGGACATCCTTGTCGGCCATGAGCTGATTGTCCTTTGCGTAGGCAATCATGTCCTTCTTGCCCATTCTGGACAGCACATCCTCAAAGCTATCATCGTCGGGGCGACTGTCATCATCGTCGTCGGTCTGATTGCTGCCGCCTGTGTAGATTTCCTCTATCTGCCGACTGGTGGTTTCGACAAGCAATGTGGACAGCTCAATGGCCTCCTTCCACACTTTGGACGGCACTTTGTATTTCTTGTCCTGGTCAAAGTCAATGACCGAAGCCTTTACGAATTCAAGCTTGCCGGCCTTCTGTGCCATCCAGGACACCTTCAGCGCCATACCATCCTCACCATCCAGCCAGAAGGCCGCACAGTCCTCCGACGGAGGGTTGTCGATGCGCTCGTCCAGCAGCTGCCCAAACAGGAAGTAGCTCTGATTGAGCAGCTTGATCTCCCGGTCCTCGTGGTCATACACGAGCATCAGATCCCTAGCACTGGCACGGACAGCCTTGATGGCATCCTCGTTGGTGTCCCAATCCTTCAGCATCTCGGCCACATCGCGACAAGGCGCACAGTCGGCCTTGCTGTTGAACGAGCGTGGGCACACCAGTGTGCGAGCATCATCGGCAATGCCCATGTTGCGATGCACTTTGAATGGCCTGCGGTACCAAAGAGTACCAGTAGGCAAGTTCTGCGGATGATGCTTCTCCTTAATGGTGTACGGAATGACGGACAGAATTGAGGTCGTCTTGGCCTTTGGTTCCACGGACTTCCCTGACCACTTCAGATAGCTCTTGCCCGAGGAGGCTTGCTGGCTGTCCTTGGACTTCTGGCGGGTCATTGCTGCTGCTTGCTTACGGCGATCAACTGTCATTGTCTTGGTCCTTTCTGCTGGAGTGACGGATTCTGGTCCTCTCGGCTGCCGATTTGGCGGCCTCGGTGGCCCGGTTCTTGAGGCTTTCTGTTGCGAATTCCCTCGCTGTGATTCGTTGCCCGAATGGCTTTGGCTCCGATGGGCCGTTGCAGTACTGATGCTCCAGCAAATTCACCAGAGCCTTCAGGGCAGACATCTTGACCATCATGGCATCAAATGCCACCTGTACCAGACTCTGCCGGAACTTTGCCTCGTTGAGATCGTGCTGAGCCTGGTTGTGATCGGGGTCTGTGTCTGCTGCTGCCTTGACGGCATCCACCGGCTTCTGCACCGAGGCCAGTGCCCGCTGAAAGGCTTTGGCATACTCGATGTCCAGTTTCTCCTTGGCCTGGTCGGTGAAGAACCGGGCCTCGGACAACTCCATCCCGTAGGCCAGCACCCGCTCGGCAATGTGCAGTAGCTCGATGTCCAGATTGTTGTGGTCAATGCTAACGTCTTTTGCATAGTCTAAGTCCACGCTTGATCCTCCTTTGGAGTTTTTGGGCTAAGTGTGGTGCTGGGTGGGAGAAAGCCACGGAAAAGAGCACCCAGGGTCAAATCCACACTTAGCCTTGATTAAAGGCATTATACTTTAAAAAGTTTAAACAGTAAACAGCTATTTTAAATCGGCTCCTCCTATATATTTCAGTTTTGTGACAAAGTTGTCGATGCCCTTCTGGAACAGTTCCTTGTTGGAAGACTGGTATAGGACGGAAGCCGGGTGCAAGCACCAGTTGATCCAGCATCCGTACTTGTCCGACCATTCGGTTGGGCTGTTCTCACACAAGTCCATTATACCTGTCTCCCGGCCTGTGAAGAACTTCAGAGAGGTGTTGCCAAAGGCCAGAATCATTATGGGCTTCAGCACTGCCAGCTCCTCCTCCAACCATCTGGAGCACTCGGTGATGTGCTTGCCTTTTGGTGTTCTGGTCACGCTGGGAAAGCACTTGACGACATTGGTCGTGTGGAACAAGGTGCGGGACAGTCCGTGCTTGCTCAATTCAGGCCACAGGACATCATTGCCAGCCCGGCCCACAAACCCAATGCCCTCCTTGTCTTCGTCCTTGCCAGGAGCCTCCCCGACGATGGCTATGTTGTACTTGCCGGGGGATGGTCTTATGGGTCTGCGACACTCCTCCCTTAGCTGACAAGACGAGCAAGAGGAAGGGTCCGGGGGACGAGTGCGATTGCGGGTGATGAGCTGTCCGCCAAAACCTTCCAACTCACAGTTGAGCAACTCCTGGCCAATCCAGGCATTGATGGCAAACAAGTTGGCATTCCTACCGGGATGATTGGCATGCGTCAGCAGCCACTCCCCAGCACAGTGCTCTATGGCGAACTTCTTGGCTCTATAGGTCTTGGTCTCAAACACCAGCATTGCATAGTCGGTCTGATCCTTCAAATTGCCATACACACCACCAAGACTGTCAAAGAAATCGCTGCCCTTGCCAGCGCCGGCAACCCTGGCCAGCCCTGCACCCTTCTCCACAGCTTTGCGATAGCCGAACTTCACCTCCGTCATCTGCCCGAAGTAGTAGTCGCACTTGCTGGATGGGCTCTGGTAGTCTATGTCCTCTATGCGGGATATGATGCCGGCATCAGCCATTCGGCGGTGTAGCTTGGCGTACTTGCCCATCTTGTCTCGGGACAGGCTGAAGTTAAAGTATTGGCTCATCTCCTGAAGCTCTTCCTCGGAGTAGGACCGATTGGGCTCAAATGCCCCAATCTTGTCCAGCAAGTCAATCACCTTGCTGTTGGGCTTGCGCTTTGAGTCCTTGGGGATGAAGAAGCCCGGCCTGACCTCCTTCACAAGCTCTGATGGGGAGATGTCGGATGCCTCCAGCTGCTGGGCAAACGCCTCCCCAATGCCCCGTACTTCCTGGAAAGGGATGTAGATGCGCTTGTCGGATGGGTCCTTTGATGGCACCCATTCGCTTGCCTTCGAGCTACCGACCTTTGGCAACTCTAGTGTGAGACCGAGCCTGCGTGCCTCGTCCACTAGCTCGGGTTTGTTCTTGTCGTCGGTGTGAGTCAACGAGGCGCACAGAAACTCTTTTGGATAATGGACCTTGCACCATTGGTCCCAGTAGGTGATGAGGCTATACTCAACAGCATGAGCCTTATTGAATCCATAGGCGCCAAAGCTGGACAGCTGATCCCAAACGTCCCCGGCCTCCTCCTCGCTCAAGGTCTTGCGCTCCTTGCAGCCCTCGATGAACAGTTCCTTGAACTTCTGGAATTGCTCCTCGCCTTGAGCCTTGCTGATGACCTTGCGGACAGTGTCACATGTCTTCCAAGGCAACCCGCCAAGGTTATACATAAACCACATCACCTGCTCCTGGTACAGTATGATGCCGAGAGTCTCCTTGGTGATGGGCTCAAGCAGCGGATGGGCATGTTTGATGGGGCTGTCTCCGGTCTTCCTGAGCACATACTCGGTGACCATACCAGATCTTAAAGTTCCGGGTCTAAACAGCGCCGAGGCAATCACTATGTCGTTGAACTCGCTGACGCCCATCTCCTTACACAGTTTCATCAGCCCTAGTGAGCCAATCTGGAATGCCCCTACGTTGTGACCTTCATTAATCTCGGCAAATACCTCCTTGTCGGTCAGCGGCAACTTGTCAAACTCGATGTCTATGCCATAGTTCTCCTTCACAAGCCTTTTGGTATGGTTGAGTATGGACAGAGCTGTCAGCCCCAGCACATCAAGCTTCATTATGCCCATGTGCTCGGCGTCGTGCTTGTCCCAGTTGGCTACCACTACGCCCTTGCGAGTAGCGAGGTGGCATCTTTCTCCACTTCTCAAGTCCTCCGAGGACACACACATTGCCGCAGCATGCTGACCACTGCCTTTCACTTGTCCTTCCAGGTCTATGGCCAGTTCGACAACCTCCGGGTATTTCTGCTTGTAGGACATTGCGTCCTCAAACGTAGCACAAGCGTCCTCAATCGTGAAGGACGACCTAAAGTCCCCACCAGACCGTACCACTATAGACTTGGCAGCACGGTCTGTGTCTATGGCCGAGATGTCGAACACTCGTGCAACATCCCTCAGCGATCCTCGACCCTTCAGTGTGGCAAAGGTAGACAGCCCGGCCACATTGTACTCCCCGTAGCAGTCCTCAAGGTGTTTGCGCACCCGGTCCCTCTTCACATCTTCGAAGTCCATGTCAATGTCTGGCAAGTCAATCCTGGCCGGGCTAATGAACCGGGCAAACACCAGGTCGTACTTCAGCGGGTCAACATCCGTAATGTGCATCAGATAGGCCACCAGGCTCCCGCCCACAGATCCCCTTCCAGGCCCGACCATGATGTCATTCTGCTTACACCAGCTAATCAGTTCCCACACGATCAGGAAGTATCGCTGAAAGCCCAACTCACATATGAGCCCAAGCTCCTCCTGCATCCTTTCGCGGTACTTGGGCAGGTCAGAGCGGCGAAATGTCTTTGATCTCATGATCCGGTCCCTGAGTCCCTTTTGCACTATCTCGTGCAGCAGCTCTGTCTCGTCGCGATCCTCATAGCCTACGACTTTGGGCAATGTGACCTGTACTGGCGGAATTGTGTAGCCTCCGCACAAATGTGCCACCTTCATAGTGTTGGTCAAAGCCTGGGCATACACACGTGGTGGCAGCACACCTTGTAGCTCGAAGGACTGTCTCATCTCCTGAAAGGACTTTAGGTACAAGTCTGTGACGCTGAAACTCCATCGCTTTGGGTCGTTCCACTTGGCTCCACGCTGCATAGCCAAAAGCACCTCCTGAGTCTTGGCATGACGGGCCAGTGGGTAATGGCAGTCATTGGTGGCAACCAATGGCCATCCTCTTGACTGAGACAGCAGCAGCTTCTTGGCATTGATGTCCCGCTGATCCTGAAAATTCAGAGGCATCACTTCCAGGAACACATGCCCAGGATGGCTATTCTCCAGCTTGTCCATCAGCTCAACACCACCCGGCATATTGACCACGGACGATGTGCAGGCTGACAGGAAGACAAGCCCTTCACTGTGCTCCAGGAGCAAAGATGGATCAATGCGTGCCTGACCATTGCCGCCCCGCTTCTGGAAGAAGCCTTCAAGGTTGGCCACAGTGAGCATTTTGAATATGTTCTTAAGACCAGCATCGTTCTTGATCAGCAAGGTGATGTGGTGACGCTTCTCGGACTGCTCCTTGATGTGCAGATCCGGCACTATGTAGAGCTCTGAGCCTAGCACCGGGGTGATTTCTCCAGCTTTACAGGCCTTTTGGAACTTGATAAGACCGTCTACATTGCCATGGTTGGTGAGGCCCAGGTGTGTGAACCCGAGCCTCTTTGCCTCCTCAACGTACTGCTCAGCCTTGCCGTAGCCATCAAGCTGAGAGTACTGGTCGTGAACATGAAGGTGCACAAATTTACAGTTTTCCATATTTGCCTCTTATTATAGAGCTGTACAATCTTCTATGATGGTCTCTGCTGTAATTTGCTTTGCTGTTACAGCTGATACACAGAGTTATTAGGTTAGTGGGGTGACAATCTTTCTTCGTGTAATTGATGTGGTGTATTACAATATTTTCTGAAACTCCTGAACATTCTGGGTTTTGACATTCATTATTGTCTCTTGACTTTATATCTGTCTTGTAGCTCTTGTCTCCCCAAATATCGCAATAAGGTTCAAATTGTATTCCTCCCTTCCACCCACCATTGCTGCAACCGCTGTTAGACTCGGATATTTTTGCTATTATTTCTTCTCTTCTGTCTGTCTTCAATGGGTGGATAATCTTGCAAATAGGATTGTCCTCCTTCATCCTTTTAGAATGCTTAAGATAGTGTCCTCTTTCTCTATTGGCTTTAATCACTTTCTCTGTAACGCCAGGCTTGGTGTGAGGATTGTCTTTCTTCATCCTATCAGATATTCTACTCCTTTCTTCTGTGGTCTTCTCTTTTCTGAACAGATAATTGCTGTTGCCAAGCAGAGCTTTGCCAATTCTTTCCCTCCACTCCTTAGAATGCAATTTTCCTTTATTTGCGTGACCAACAGCAAATCTGTTGGTCACCACTTTGCCACAACCACATTCACAGGAGTTAGCCATCTTTCTTTTCTCCTTCCACCAGCCAGTAGATCATACAGCAGTAGTGGGCAATCTTCACAAGGTCAGCTTGGCGCTCGTCGCCCCTGGCATCATTGCCAAACCTCTGGGCATACTTCTTGATTTGCCCAACGCCTTGCTCCAATGTCATGTCTGTAGCCAGATCATCAGGCCAATCCCCATATCTCGGCAACGAGTAGTTGCGTATATGCGAAGCCACCTCGGCCGAGAATTGAACCCACTCCTTCTCACGGTGTGACTGTGTACTATTTTTCTGCGAAGAATCGTTCACGTATCGCCCTCCATTCTCCCTGGGAAGTTTGCGAAATGGGCAACTTGCCTGTCTTGGATGCCTTTGTGGTAGGCCACTTGCCACACCCATCATACACCGAACACTGAATGGGCCAGCAGGCCTTTGCCCGGTCGCATCCTGGTCTGAGCATGGTGCCAAACTTTGCACCAAGCATTTCTGTGACCAGCTGCTTGATCCTCCAGGCGACAAAGCTGGTTTCGGGCTGCATGTTGATGCAGAGCCTCTGAGCACAATAGGGCATGAGGCTCTTGAAGTCCAGCTTGAACACCATGGATTGGGCAATACAGTCCGGCAACATGTAGCGGGCATCCTGTGGCTCTGTGCCTCTGAGTATCATCTCCAGATAGCTCAAGTACGAGCTCCTGCAAATTGTCGCCATCTCCTCGGCATCATCCGAATCCAGATCATCAAACGGCAGCACAAACACTGGCGGCAGCACCCGGTCGCGGGAGTTGCTCTGGCTGATTGAGGCCATACGATGCCTAACCTGCTGATGGGTGAACACCCGGGAGCACCTGCTGATTTTGAACACAAAGTTCAGCATCTCCATTCCGGCTGGGATAGCCAGTCCGCTGAGCACCCTGTCGGCCATCTCCTTGTGGTCATCCCTGTCATGAACGACTTGAGCCGACACCTCGGCCGAGTAGGCAAGGATTTTGTGCGCCAGATCAAGGGATGGCGACGCTAGCAGCGTCACGTCTGGCTCTGGTTTACAGAATGCTATGTCGCCCCTGACAACCACTTGATCGTGGTAGTGTTTGGCCTGCTGCTCAAAAGACGACTCAAAGAAATCCCTGCTCACAAATCCTTCTCTATTCATCGCTGATACTCCTCTCGTAGATCTTTGACTGGTGTTTGGCATAAATAAGTTTGGCCAGAAATGTGGTGTCTTCCCAGACATCATTGGCCACCTTGTAAACCCAAGCTCCATAGCGACCTAGGGTGAAGATGTCGTGCTTTTCAGTCAGCCAGTGGAGCAGCGGCTTGCGCACGGACCTTGGCAGCGGGTCAATTCTGCCTGGCTTTATTTCGCCTAGATTGACGCTTTCCGGATATACGGTCAGTCCGAATGCTTGTTCAATCAAGGCACTGTCGTGGTCGTTCAGTTCGTCGTCGTTGGCCTCTATGAACAGAGTGTCGTCCATGAGGGACATGCGGGTTGATGCTCCACAATGGTCGGTGTTCATGAGCACTTGATAACAGCTTGAGTTATAGCCCAGACTTACAGCACCTGCCCAGATGGGATAGTTCCTGAAGGACAGATTGTGCTTTACCTGGCATAGGGACAGCAGCATAGGCAGTGGTATTGTGCTTATGAGGTAATCATAGCCTATGACATCGTAGTCCGAGGTCTGGAGCTCGTGATCCTCCTTATTGATGGCCACCACTTTGGATGCAATTCTGGAGAATGCTATACCAGAGCACACCCTACCCTCAAGCTCCTGAAGCCGTATGGGCAGGACTGGGTGGGAGCTTATATTCTGGATGTTGCTGATCTTGAGCTGTCCTGTGCCGAAAATCTTTAGACCATACTGATTGACATCCTGAATGGTGACGTGCAGCTTGAACTGCTTTCCATCCCATACTGAGACAACAAATTTGTGCATGGGCCCACAGGTGGCTTCGTCAAGGCCGGGAATGTCGTTGATGTAGCGGTGTATGTGAAATAGGTGCTTGGGCCTTGGGGCAACTTCCCTGTCTATCACAGCTACTGACAGCTCAGGAAACTCCAGACAGACACGTCTTGCCGCCATCAGGCCGCTGATGCCTCCGCCAATAATAACTACATCATAGTGTATCACGATGGTCGATCCTTGAGTGGTTGAGGACGTAAAGCCCTCCCGACAGACAGCTGCTGTGGGAGGGCTATGGACTTGAGTGGTGTGTGATTTATTTGGTCAGAGGGAAGAACTTGCCATCTTTGAGGGTGAGGATCTTGCGCACACCAGCTGCCTCCTGAAGAATGTGCTTGGCACGACCAGCCGGGTTGTTGCACTTCTTGACAGTCCCGGTCTCAATGGCCTTCTCGAGCAGGGCGCCAACCTCCTTGGCCGACAGCCCGGTCTTGGGGTGCTTGGTGACGAATTCCACGATTGCCGCCGCACTGGTGCCGGCTGCATAACCGGACCCAACCTTGGGGTCCTTGTCCTTCTTCTCGGTCTTGTCCTTCTTCTCGGTCTTGTCCTTCTTCTCGGTCTTGTCCTTTTTGCTCTTGCTGGTCTTAGGCACAACGGCCTCCTCGGCCAGAGCCTTCTTCAGCCCACAGAAGATCTCCCACGCCTCGGCCCCGCCCTCCATCGCCAGGACTTCGTCCTTGTCCTGAATCTCAATGAGGGCAACATTGTCGGACAGCTCCATGCGGACTTCGTCGTCGGTCATCTCGGGCACATTGGGTCTTTCGTCGGCATTGTCCCACAGCACTTCACTCATGATCACCAGCGCATTGCGCTCCGGGATCTCCACTGCTGCCACATCAGCCTTCTTGTCGCCATTGCCTTTCTTTCCCATGTTTGACTCCTTCTCTTGGTGTGCGGCCCGGTATGAACAATCATACTCTTGGGCCAAGTCCAGGTAATTGGTGCTACTTCTCCACTGGGCATTTTGCTGTGAGAACTTAGGGAGACCAGCCACCTCCCTCAGACCGTCAATCAATCCGACGATCTCCGGCTTAGACATGTCGAGCAGTTTGCTGTAGCCTAGCTTCACACCTGCCTCCTCTTGTGAACCCGGAGCGATTATCGCTCCTGGCTTTTTAAAAGTAAACACTTTTCTCAAAAAAAATTCACCATTTAAAACAAGCACTTATTCCTCGCCATTTCGTATATGCCAGAAGGAACATATGTTAGGCTTGCCTCTTTGAATATGCTGAAGTACAGTCAACTGATCATTCGTGGCAAAGTCGTCCTCCCTGACCAGCAGGCTATTGATACGGAGCCAACCACGAGCCTTGTCGTGCTCGTCCTTATTCATGCCGAAATAGGCTGTTAGGTGAGCGTGCTTGCGCTTGTCCTCGGATGTGAACTTGAGCTTCAGCAGCCGCCGGTCATAGCTCTCCCGGGTGGCCTGAGTGACTGTGATCAGTGCGCATCCCCACTCCTGGCTCAGCCGTCGCCCGGCCTCCCAGCGGGCATTTTCCTGATGGCGGAACTCGGATATATTTGACTCCGGAGCAAGTATGTCAAAATAGTCCACTATCACCACATCTGGCACCCAGCCTTGCTGATCCTTCATACGGTGCAGCACTCGGTCTATGGCCACTACGTTTAAGGTGCGCGTTGGCCAAAATCCAAGCCTCAACCGATCCCCGGTGGCCCTCCTCCACGACTGCCATTTTGCGACAGCCTCTGTCCACAGG